ACCTAAGACCCGTTGGACTTATTGAGATGTGGACCCGCTCAGCATCCTCTTTGCTGCTAACGCTTGCGTTGCCGCCATCAAGCAGGGATGCAAACTCTATAAAGACGCTAAAACGTCTTTCATGGAGATCAAAAAGACTGTTGATGAAGTTGCTTCAGATGTCAAAGCAGTCAGAGGATTCTGGGCAAAGCTCTTCGGAACAGCGCCCACCTCAAGCCCCAAGCCTGTGGCGAAAAAGAAGGAAGCCTACGTTGCCGTCAACGAAACCCAAGTCATGGCAGACATCGTTACTCAGTTGTCCCAATTTTTCAAGCTGCAAGAACAGCTGGCTGACCACATAAGGGAAGAGGAAGAGAAGAGTAAAAACGTCTACGACCCCGACGCTAACCTGATGGAAGCCGCCCTAAAGCGGGTGATGGCTCAAGACCAGATGGCGCTGTTGGAGACGGAGATCAGAGAGGCCATGGTATACGGTGCCCCTAAAGAGATGGGCGCTTTGTATTCCAAAGTTTTTGATATGCGGGATGTCATCAAGATAGAGCAGGACAAGGCAAGGAAGAAACGGGATGATGAGTCATGGCAACGCAAAGAGGAGGAGCGGCTCCTAAAAGAAAGGCAGGCGTATCTGCTGGCGACTATCCTATTCCTCCTATATATGTGGTTGCTCCTCGGCCTCTTGCACAGGATTGGGAGATAGTTGTGGGTTGGATTGCCGCTTGTTTGCTTATAGTAGCGCTGCTACCTCTCCTTGGGATGCTGTATCTGGATGTGCTAGAAACAAAGCACGAAGCCAAGATACAGATAGAAAAGATGGAAAAGTTACGTAGAGAAGTTGAAAAGGAAAGGAAGAGCCAAAATGAGTGAAGAAAAAATCCAAGCTATGGAAACAAAGAGCGCCTTGGTTGAGAAGATCACTTTTGCTTTATTGCCTTTATTGTTTTCTTGCGTCGTTTACCTTATGTCGGCGCTGTCCAATTTATCCCATGAGGTGACCATCCTCAACAGCAAAATCAGCTTGGTGGTGACTTCAGACAATAAGCAAGCAAGTAACACAGGTGCTGAGTTGGCTAGGGAAAAGTTAAGACAAGACTTGGAAAAAGAAATCCAGCGCAACCGTGACCAGATTGCAGAGAACCGAATGCACATTGCCATCTTGGAAGAAAAAACTACAGTCAACAAACCCATCAAAACCCTGACAGGGAAGGATTAACATGATTCCAATAGTCGCATCCCTCCTCGGTAGCCTAGCCCAAAACGGCTTGACATTGCTATCTAGCGCCATCCAAGCCAAAGGCAAAGAAGTCGTCGAGAACACACTGGGCGTAAAGATACCCGACAACCCAACCGCAGAAGATGTCAGCAACTTGCGCCAGTTGCAGTTTGAGCATGAGGAAAAGCTCCTTGAACTAGGTATTGAGAAAGCAAAATTGGAGTTAGCTGAACTAGAACTGTTTGCCAAGGCTGCTCAGAACGATGCCGACAACATCACAAACCGCTGGGAAGCGGATATGTCCAGCGATTCTTGGCTGTCCAAGAACATCCGACCCATGAGCCTGATTGCCATTTTCTTTGGCTACTTTTTGTTTGCCATGATGAGTGCCTTTGGTTTAAACGCCAATGAGTCCTACGTCCAGTTGCTTGGGCAGTGGGGGATGCTCATAATGGGTGCGTATTTTGGAGGCCGGACAATTGAAAAGTTGGCTGAACTGAAAGGCAAAAAATGAGTTTAAACACTGAACAAGCTGCGTTTTTGCTGGACATGTGTAAGCTAATCCAGTACGCTACAGACCAAGGATTCGTGGTGACCGGCGGGGAACTGGCGCGTACGCCCGAACAGCAAGCCATTTACTTCAAGACGGGGCGTTCCAAGACCATGAATTCCATCCATCTAAAACGCTGTGCCATAGACCTGAACTTCTTTCGTGATGGCAAAATCATTTGGGACAAGGCAATTCTTTCCCCGCTAGGTGCGTATTGGGAGTCCCTGTACCACAAGAACCGTTGGGGCGGCAACTTCAAGTCTTTGGTAGATTGCCCTCACTTTGAACGTAACGTTGGTTAAAGGTTATAATTCGTCTAAACGGCGCATGCTGAATCAGCGGCTAATACCCATGGAGTGTATATGAGCTATAGCATGACGTACGATAGTCTGCTGGTAGACGTGCGACGCTATCTTGAGCGTGGTTTTACGCAAGAGAGTGATCAAATTGTTTATGACCAGCTTCCTCGCTTAGTTACACTAGGCGAGCGTCGCATTGCCCGAGAGCTTAAAATTCAAGGGTTTATCCGAGCGGTGAGTACCCCTTTATCCATTGGCGTGGCTGTCTATCTTAAGCCTGACCGCTGGCGCGACACAATCAGCATGACTGTCAATGGGTCGCCCATATTTGCTAGGGCATACGAATATTGCCGTAGCTATTGGCCTAATGAAGCTCAGACAGCGGCGCCGCAGTTTTATGCAGACTATGACTATCAGCACTGGCTGATAACGCCATCGCCTTCTACAGTACAAACTCTTGAAATTTTGTACTACGAACAACCTGCCCTTTTGGGCGATGACCTACAAACTAACTATCTTACTGAATACGCCCCTGATGTGTTGCTATATGCAACCCTGCTTGAGGCTGCTCCATTCCTTAAAAAAGACGAGCGTATTCAAACCTGGCAAGGAATGTACGACCGTGCTGCTCAGGCTCTCAATGGAGAAGACCTCAAGCGCATCATGGACCGCTCAGCAAATAGGAGTGAAGCGTAATGCCTATATATACCGACGTCTTTGGTGGCGCAAACATCTACCCAAGTGAAATTAGTTATAGCGCCATCACGCTGACAACAACAGATGTGACGCTAAGTTGGCCTGAAGAAACTTCTACTAGTACCAATCTTGCAACCAGGATTATTGATGTAACAGCTACTACATCATCACGGTCAATCTTTTTGCCAGATGCTAAAAAGAGCGGCGTGGGTAATACCATCTTATTTAACAACCAGGGTGCGCAAACTTTTGTGGTTAAAGATGCTGGCGGCACGCAAGTTGTTTCAATTGCTGCAGGCACTGTTTGGCAAGTCTATTTGACAGACAACACCACAACAAATGGTTTATGGGAGTCGCTTCAGTTTGGAGCTACGGTATCTACTGCTAATGCCTCTGCTTTGGCTGGTACAGGCATTGTGGCTGTGGGTACATTGTTGTCCCAATCTGTACCAATTACCAACTTTAATTCAAACTACACGGCAGGCGATACAGATAGAGCCAGGATGTATTTGTGGACAGGTTCAGGGGCAGGCGTATTGACTTTGCCAAGTGCTGCTACGGTAGGCAATAACTGGTTTATGTATTTGCGCAACTCAGGCGGCGGCCAAGTCACACTGACACCGGTCGGCATCAACACAATTGATGGCTTGGCGACAAAAGCTTATCAGCCAACCGAGTCGTCCGTAATCATCAGTGATGGTACAAACTTTTACACATTAGGTTTTGGTCAGGCTGCAACATTTGTGTTTGACTACACCTCAATTGCTATTGCAGGCACAGGTAACTACACACTAACTGGTTCTGAATTAAATCGTATTGCTTATAACTTTACTGGTCTTTTAACAGGTAACAGAACCATCATTGTTCCTGCTACGGTCCAGCAGTATTGGGTAAGCAACGCCACAACAGGCGCTTACACGCTGACTGTTAAGACTTCAGCAGGAACAGGAGTAACCATTACTCAAGGGGCTAGAGGAATATTTTATTGCGATGGCACTAATGTTGTTGATGCAGATACATCTACAGTCTCTACACCAATTTCTATTGCTGACGGCGGCACAGGAGCCACTACAGCAGCAGGTGCTCGCATCAATTTGGGTTCTACTTCTGTTGGTGATGCTATCTTTATTGCTGCAACACAACAAGCAGCTTGGACTGCTTTAGGCGTTGCTCCGTCTGGAGTGGTTAATGGTGGTACTTACTGATGCCAGAATCCACAGTAGTCCTAAAGTCCCTGCCAGGTATCAAGAGAGATGGTACTAAGTACGAAGGTGACTTTTACGTTGACGGCCAATGGGTCAGGTTTCAGCGTGGACTGACTAGAAAGATTGCAGGCTATAGATCAATCAACAAGTATCTGACACAAATCTCTAGGGGTTTTAATAGCTTTACTCAGCAAAGTTTGCAGTATTGCCATTCAGCAGGATCTTCAACTGTTGAACGTTTTACGATTGACGCAACTAAAAACAGCTCGGTCATTAGCTCTAGAACTCCAGTAGCTGTAGCTGCAACAGGCACAGTTACTTTAACCGGCGGCGCTGCAGGGTCTGTCAATAGCATCACGGTCAACGGTGTGACTATCACATCAGGCTCCGTTGCATTTACGACTGACTTGCCTACAACGGCAACTGCCCTTGCTGCAAACATTACAGCTTTTACATCTACGCCAGACTACACTGCTGTAGCAGTTGGTGCAATCATCACAATTACTGCCTCAACTGCTGGCCAAGGCACTAATGGCTTTGTTGTTGTGGCTAATACCACAGTAATTACAACCACAGTGACTAACATGGCAGGTGGCTTAAACGCTTTGGTTGTCAGTACTTACAACCAGTGGATGTTCCAAACGGCGTATGACGCATCAACAACGGCTAACTCGATCATTGCGCACGTAGCTCCTAACTTGCAGTGCGTTTGTAATGACACGGGCGGTCAGATTTTTTATGGCGATGTTTTAGGAACTGCTGCGTTAAGAGAGATTCCATTGCCAGCAGGTGCAAATGCCACAGGCGGGATTGTGATGCTATTCCCTTACTTGTTTTATTTTGGCACCGCAGGTATTGTGGGTTGGTCTGTACCAGGCACTTTTACTGATTTGAGCGGCTCAGGTTCAGGCATTGCAAGAGTCTGGGGTCAAAAGATTGTCAAAGGTATGCCACTGCGTGCAGGCTCAGGCTCAGCGCCTGCGGGTATATTTTGGGCTTATGACGCTGTGATTCGCGCTACTTTTTCAGGCGGTGCAACTGTATTCCAGTTTGATGTGATTTCTACAGACACATCAATCATGTCGCCTGACTGCGTAGTAGATTACGACGGCGTGTTTTTCTGGTGCGGTGTTGACCGTTTCTTGATGTTCAATGGCGTAGTGCGTGAAGTGCCTAATGCCATGAACTTAAATTATTTCTTTGACAATATCAATGAAAGTCAAAGAGCAAAAGTTTTTGCATTTAAAGTCCCTCACTTTGGTGAAATCTGGTGGTGCTATCCACGAGATGATGCCACAGAATGCACTCATGCCATCATTTACAACGTACGTGAGAATACTTGGTATGACACAGCTTTGCCTGCGTCAGGGCGAGCTTCTGGTGGCTATAACAATGGCTTTGCAGCGCCTTTGTTGACAGATTGCATTACTACGGCAAGTGGTTATCGTGTATGGATTCATGAACAAGGCGTTGATGAAATTGAAGGCCAAGTTGCATCGCCAATAGAGTCTTATTTTGAAACAGCAGACTTGTCCACATTGCCTCAAGGTAAGAACGAGTATTTAAGGATCACTGAGATTGAGCCTGATTTTGTTCAAAATGGGCCAATGACCGTGCAAGTCACAGGTAGAGCTAATGCTAGAGCGCCTGAAGTTTACAGCAGTATTTTTTCATTCCCTGAAACAGCAACAGAACCTTACCAGCAAATTGTGATGCTTAAAGAACAACGCCGTGAGTTGCGTGTGCGTTTTGAGTCAAATGCTGTAGGCGGTGATTATCAGATGGGTCAGATTATCGGTCACATGGATTCAGGTGACAAGACGGTGCTTGGATGACAGTACGTATCACTTTGCCAACTGGCATGGGACTGCGTGACTGGGCTGACCAAGTTGCACTTGACTTGGACAATTACGGAGCATTTGGTCGGTTAGATGAGATTGAGAATTGGCAGAATTGGGCAATGCAGTTTTTAAACAATACATCGTTAGGTAGAAATTTTCCTCTGCCTTACGACTTTGATGACTGGCATGACTGGGCCGAGAGGTTCTGTCAAACGGCTGAGTAATGCGGTTTATTGGTTTTGAACGTGAAGATGCGGCTGAGGCTTGGGCGCGTGCAAAACTTGAGCTTGAAGATGCGCCTGAGTTTTTTAGAACAATGTCAGCTGTTGATGAGAATGATGAGTTTGTGTGCGTAGTAGTGATGACTAATTTCACACAGCGCAACATTGATCTTAGCATTGTGATTGACAGCAAAAAAGTAACGCCGAAAGGCACGATTGCAATGTTCAATGAAGTTTTTAGCTTTGTGTTTGAAAAACTAAAGGCAGCTAGAGTAACTGGTTTGCTGCGTGGTAAAAACAGAAGATCTAAAAGGCTTAATGAACATTTTGGGTTTAAGTTAGAAGGCGTAATGCGTAAAGCGTTTGTTGATGACGATTTACATGTTTACGGTTTTCTAGCTGAGGATTATTATTCACACGTCTGGTACAGAGGTCAACATGGACATTAGAACCGTTATTACACAAATGGCTGAGCAAGACCCTCAGTATGCGCAAGCTGTTGACGCAATGGAGGCTCAGCTAGCGCGCAGACCTATTGTGCCTGAAGATCTTGATAAAGCCATTGGTTTACTAGAATTTGTTCTTCAAAATCCTGATAAGTACCAAGAAGTTCGTGATGCTGCAGTCAAAGACGGTATCATTAATGCGCAAATGGTGCCTGATCAGTTTGACCAGGTGTTTGTTGTTTCTTTGCTTATTGCACTTTATGGTTTGCAAGACCGGTTGAAAACGCAAGGCTATGCTCGTGGCGGTTTGGCAGTTGCAGCTAGACGCGTTGCAGCAGCAGGCCGTGGAGGTGATAGTCAATTAGCTCACGTCAATCCGCGTGAAGCTGAAATGCTTAAACGCATGGGTGGTTCAGGTACTATCAACCCAAATACCGGTTTGCGTGAGTACAAAGACGATGGCGACTTTTTATCTGCAGTCTTACCTATTGCTTTAACTTTTCTTGCACCTGGTTTAGGCACAGTCATTGGCACGTCTTTAGGCGCTTCAGGCATTGGAGCTGCAATGCTTGGGAGTGCTGTTATTGGCGGCGTAAGTTCTGCTTTAACAGGAGGTGATGTTTTTAAAGGCGCTCTAATGGGCGGTTTGGGTGGAGGTCTAGGCGGTACTGTAGGTGAGTTTATTGCTCCTGGACTTTCTCCGGCGCTTCAAGGCATTGTTGGTAGTGGCGTTGTTGGAGGTGTGTCCGGTTTAGCTACAGGAGACGGGTTTTTAAAAGGTGCAGGCAAAGGTGTTGTTGGAGGAGCTATAGGCCAACTTGCAGGCGGCGTTGCTGGTCCAACTCCTTTTGAGCAAGGAGTTAATGCAGCAGGTACAAGCTTTGGCAATGCACTGACTGCCGGTTATGACCCTAAAACAGCTGCTTTAACAGGTTTAGCTCAAGGTCTTTCCAAAGGTTTTCAGGTAGGTGTAAAACCTTCTGAGGCTGTGGTCAATGATATGAAGACAGGCGATGCTTCAACGCCTAAAATGATTACACTGTCAGATGGCACTTCTGTTCAAGCTCCTGGAACTGCAGGCGTAGATGCTCAGGGTAGAACTGGTGTCAATGTACTTGATCCAACAACTGGCAAAATGGCTTTTCAAGTTGACAAAGGTTCTTTTCAACTTGATCCTCAAACAAACACAGTTAAGTGGAAAGCAGCAGAACCTGGATTCTTTGACAAAGTATTTAAAGGCGGCCCGCTTGATACAACTTCAACAACTACCTCAGGTGTTAAAACTGAAGGAAGTTTAGGAAATAAAGTGTTAGGTGGTTTAAGCCTTATAAGCGCCTTACAAAAACCACCTGTTGCTGCACAAGAAGCCATTACTAAATTGTCGCCACAG